GTCCCTCTATGCTGATTATTCCAAGGATGAACGCGTTGCCAAGGCTAAAGTTCTGACTAAGCATCGTTTGATTTCTTGTGCTGATCTTGCCATTTTGATTTTGAATCGAATGTATTTCGGTGATTTCATGCGTTGGTATCAAGAAGGAAGAATCCACAATGGCTCTGCTTTGGGTGTGAATCCCTACAGTGTTGAGTGGAAAGCTGTCAAAGAACATCTCACCTATCCTGGTTCAAAGATGATCTTTGGTGACTACAAAAACTATGACGGTTCACTTGCTCCCGCTCTTGAGTATCAATTCTTGAAGGTTGCTGAGTGGTTCTATCACAACTCTAATCCTGGTGATGTTAATGCCAGGATGATGCTATTTGAGGATGTTGTGAACTCTCGTCACGTCATCTCTAAAGATGGCAAATCTTATGTCTCTGAATGGCTAGGATCTCTCCCCTCCGGTTCTGCAATTACCGCCCATCTCAACACAATTTGCAATAACATCAATCTTAGATATGGTGTGCTTTCCTGCCGACTTGCTACCTTAGGCAGAAATCACATCAGTTACTCTTCAGCGGATTGTAAGTTGTTGGACATTTTGATTGATCAAGTCAGATTCATGTGTTTGGGAGATGACAATGGTGTTGGCGTTTCTGATGAAGTTTCGGAGTATGTGTGTCAATCAACTCTTGCTCAAGCTTTTGCTCAAGTTGGCATGACGTACACTGATGAATCCAAAGGAACTCTTGTTCATGAGCACCGTCCCATTGAGTCGTGTTCGTTTTTGAAGCGAACATGGCGCATGGAGACGAAGTTCAATCGTTTGGTTGGACCTCTCGAACTTAAAGTCATCCTTGAGATGCCGTATTGGACCTCGCGCAATCCCCAATTGGGCTCTCTGCAACAGACTGTTCGTCAGGCATTACTTGAGTTGTCCTTGCATGGTGAAACCGTGTTCAATGAATGGTCTCCCAAGATTTATAATGCAGCCCTGGTGAAGATGAATTACTCACCGGTTGAGCGCACATGGACTCAGTGCTTTCATGCTTGTTTGAATGAAGAAGCTATTTATTAAATGTTCCCCCGTCCGCAATGACATTAAACTAGATATGTATCTGGCCCGTATTAGGACTATTCAATCAAATGTCCCGGGATTAAAAC